CATGGACTGGGTGCTTCACCTATATATGTATTTCTACTATTCTTCTTCACCAGTCAGGTCACGAATGACCTCAGCCGACTTGGCTTCACAGGCACACTGCTTGCAGTCTTGCACACCTTCCATTTTCGGTCGGTGTTTCATCGGACGCTTGCACCTCAAGCCTATTCCTCCTCGTAAATCTCGTCGTCAACCATGACCAGTGTACCATCGTTATTCTCGTCGGCGAATCGTGACCCACCAGCGTGCTTCAGGTACACCGTGCCGTTTGGTCGTCGTGCATAGGCGTTCAATGGACGGTTCTCACGAAGCGCTCGGGCGCACAGTTCACAGTAGTGGAGAGGTGATTCCTTCCCATGTCTCGGGGCACCAGTCAGTGCTTGTAGTCGTTCCAGGGTGGCTTGTATTTTCTTGTCCTTGTAACGCATGACCACGCCGCATTGTTCGCCGTGTATCGTGCACTTCTCGGTACATTTTCGTCCTCTCAATCGCTTCTCAATATCAGTGTCTTTCATGTCTTCACCACGCTGTTGTTCCCAAGTGGATGCGGCCTCTCGGACGCCTCCTTGAGTATGTGTTCCAATTGGTCCGTCAGGTCGTCCCATCCGTATGATTCTTCAACGAACTTTCGTGCTCTGTTGCCCATTTGCTGACGCTTTGCAGGGTGGTTGTGCATGTAGAGTAGTGCAGTGGCCAGCCCAGTCACAGAGACGAGGGTCATTTTCATTCCATGTCTCGGACCGATTATTTCAGTGTCGTTGTTGACGAGCATGCCTCGTCGTGATTTGATTTGGTCCCCGATGAACTCAGGGCCAGTGGAGTTATTGGGTAGAATAACCGGAAGCCCACAGGCCATTGCCTCAATCGTTGGAATCCCGAATCCTTCGCCTCCAGTGGCGAGAACATGACAGTCAGCCATGGCGTACATTTTCGCCATGTCCGTTCGGGACATTCCATGTAGCGGATTGGCGCTCACATCAGAGAAGGTGACATTCTCGTGAAGCCCCATGTCTCGGACCATTTCAACGAGGTTCCAGCCACCCAGGCCAAGGCTGTCAGTCGGGTCTCCAGTGTGGAGAATGAGGCCGACCTCGGAGGGGTTGTCCACTTGGCCAAGCATTTCCTTGAACGCCTCCAGTAGGCGTGGCTGTTGCTTGCGGTTGCCGTTGCGTCCCACGGATAGGAATATGGTTTTCCATCTTCCAAGGCCGAGGGCTTCACGCCACTCTTGCTTTTGCTTGTTTTGAACTGGTCTAAAGGTCTCCAAATCCACGCCATGAAACAGGCTCTCTATGGCTTCCATGGTGAACCGGTCAAGGAATGGGTCTCTAAGGTGCTCAGGAGCCGTCCCTTGGCTGTGATAGGTCTCAATGTACCTCTTCATCTGTTGCGTGCCGTGTAGGCTCATCCAGAGGGGCGTATGAGTCATTTTGAGTAGGTCGTTGAACGCTCGTGGAATTGGTTGCCCGTCAAGGGGCAAGTACGAGACATGAGGAACTTGGGCACTGTTACAGGATTTGACGATTGGAGCGGTGTTCCAAATGTCAGCCAAAGAGAACACCACATCGGGTTTAATCCGGTGAATGTTGTAGTCCATGGTCGTGGCTCCACCCATGAGAGTGTCCCCTCCATACGAACTACCAGCGTGGACCAGCGTCCAGCCCTCTTCGTGCTTGAAGTCCTCACCGTGGTAGTCCCAGCCCATGACATAGACCTCGTGGCCCCGCTCAACGAGGCGTCTAATGAACTCCCGTGAGACTACGCCATAACCCGTCGGGCGGGTGGGTTGTTCTGAGCACCATAGGACCCTCATGGGTCTTGAACGGAAACCCCACGGTTATGACCGTTTCGCTCATTCAATGACGACGCCGAGTGCGTTTCGGCAAGAGGCGCAGGTTTTGTAGCCAAGAGCCAGGAAGCCAGCGGTGTCAATGTCTTGCACCTTGCCGAAGTTAGAGGCACTGCCGCCGAAGCCAGCGTTCCAAGGGAGGCTGTTTCGGCCGAGGTAGGTCTTTGCTGTCCGACCGCATGCGGTTCTGCCGTCCTCGTCACATGCGTGAAGGTTGGACCAATGGGCGACATAGTCACTGGCTTTGGTCTCGCCGTACTCTCGGACTGTGTGCTGGACCTCAATAGCAGGGTCGGTCTCAAATTGGCTCAGGGTTGTTTGGGTGGTGTTCTCCATGTTTAGTCCTATGGGCCGGACCTATATAACATGTTCGCCTATCTCTTCACGAATAACGGCAACATGATTCGCCCAGCCCGAGCATCAGTCACCTCAGTGAGACTACCAGTGCCTCCACTTGCTGGATATGCCGTAGAGTCCTCAGAGACCATCGTGGTGGCCTTAGACGCCTGTGGGGTAGCGTAGGGTACCTCAGCGTTCCCAGTGTACGCTCCCGAGTACCCCAGCGTAGAGAATCCGCCACCTGGCGGGTACACCATGAATCCACAGGCCAAATCGGTCAGGTCAACACCCGCTCCGAGCGGAGTCTTGCCCCCGACGGCGGTACCATACACCCAGTCTTTGTACTGAGCGGCCATTGCTTTGAAGGCGTTCGTATCGGACGAGCGCAGGGCTGAGGTCGTGACTTCTACGACACCACTGGTCGTTCCTCCAAAAACGAATGACGCCGGTGTGGAGCCAGACGGGTAGTACCTTGGGAATATGTACTTGCTACTGATGGACCCAGTGGGTCGCTCAACCTCGTATGATGCAACCAGGGATGGGTATGCGTCTCCGTAGTCTACCGGCACGCCACTGTTGTAGAGCGTGACTGCTGAGAGAGGTGTGTCAAAGAAGGCGATTTCATCAACAATCACCTCGTTGAGGTACGCTGGAACCTTTGGTGCCTGTGGCGTAACATATCCAATCGTATGGTTGGTCACTGCCCCTCCGTAGGAGGCCGAAGCCGAGAATGACAGGGTGCCGTTGACCCACAGTTCAGCGACTCCGCCGGTGAATATCAGTGTGATGTTGACCCAGTTCGTTCCCAGGTTGGTGTGTGTTCCGATTGATGTTCCCAGTAGCGAGAGGTCAAGGGTATTCCCGTTCGTAGTGTCACCGACCAGTTCCAGGGAGTACACATCAAATCCCAATCCAGAATCATATATGCCGAACAGGCCATATCGTACTCCGTGAACAATCGTCGCCTGTGGCTTCACCCACATGGTTATCGTCTCGTTACCAGCGGTCAAACCAGCCGTGGCCTTGGAGTAGAATTGACTTCCTGAGCCGAGTCCTACGAACTCAATGGCGTATGGGTTGCCGCGACCTCCGACAGTCCACCAGTCGGGTACCTGACGGCATCCTCTGAGCAATGCGGAGGCTCTGTGGTTCCGTTGCATGACATGGCCTTAGCCATCATGGTCAAAAACCTCATCGGTAGTCGTTCAACACGAGTCGTCCTGTTGTCACGGGGTCCGTGTGCCTCTCCTCGGACACAGGCGTCTCACTCCGTTCCTGAATAATGGCCTCAGCACGCTGTTTGAATGTCATGGTCCGACGCTTGGCCGGTTTCCCGTCTTTCCAACCACATGGCTCTGTGGTGTACTTGACTCGCCACTTTCTCTCACCACTCTTGGTGTTGCTCCAACCTTCTCGTTCAATTCGCCCACGGCACTCGGCGTAGTCGTAGGAATAGGGCTTCTTGGGGTCGTAGGTCGGGGCTGAGTTCCGGTAGTACAGGGGTGCTCCGCAGTTCGGACAGGGCATCATTCAGCACTCCAGTCAGGGTGGTCCTTCGGGAGGTGCTTTCGTCGTACTTCGGCCCAATTGGTCAGACGGTCCAGTAGGTTCTCGGCCGCTTGGTCAAATCGCTTCGTGCTGTGCTCGTTGTCGCACATTGCATGCTTCACTTCGCTGAGGTCAACCTCAGTCAGAATGTGAGTCAGAATCTCGTATTCGGCGTGTTGAACATTTTTGGCTCGGGACAGCAGGTCTATGTCGGTCATGACCCTCACTCAAGGGTCCACCTATATAGTAGTGTCGGCTACTCCTTTGGCTTTGGACCGGATAGGTTGTCCTCATCCTTGTTCTTGAGGGCGGCTTCTCGTGCGTTGCGTCGTTCCAGGCGGTGACGGCGTCGCTGTCTCTTCCGTCCCTTGTTTGCGAACTCGGGGTTATTGATTGGAGTAGTCCTAAGGTCGTCACCAGTCAGTCCAGCCTCAACCTTCTCCATGTGCTCCTCGTAGTGCTGTTGTCGGTGACAGTTCGCGCAAATGACATCGCACTTGGCCACCTCTTCCATGATAGTGTCCCACCCATAGCCTCCAGAGACGAGGTGTGAGACCGATGTGACCTTCTCCTCCCGCCCAGCGTCGTGGTGGTGAAAATCAAGCGCCCACGGGGACTCCTGGCCGCTTAAACCGCATGCTTCGCATGAGAGGGTGCGCTTGTAGTCACGGAAGCGCTGTTTGAGCGCTCTACGCCTGTTGCGGACCTGTTCGCGTCTTGAGGTACCATTCTGAGCATACCAGCCTTGCTGGTACTTCTTTTGGTACGCCTTGCGTTTTCCTGGGTCCTTATGGGGCACCTAAGACCCTCACTCACCGAGAAGAGTTCCTTCGGGGACAAGAGCGTGAAGCGTTTGGTACTCTCCACCCTTCTTAATGTCAATTTGAATGTCAATGTGAGGTCTCTTGTGGCGTTCCACAGTGCGTGTGTGGTGCTCCATTTCCTTCTCGGTTGCTTCACGGCCAAGCATGGTCTTGTAGCATGCCTTGATGAACTCAGGTAGACTGAGGGCGTGTGTGTCAGCGTTGGGCATCAACGACAGGTCAGCCTTGAGTGCCTTGGGTGCCTTGGGCGCTGGTGCGGCCTTCTTGGGCGCTTCCTTGACTGGAGCGACTTTCTTCTCAACGACTGGTTCCTCTGCTTTCGCTTCGGTCTTCTTTGCGGTACCTTTCTTAGTAGCCATGAACCGTTCAAACCCTTCTACGGTTCTTAAGCAGTTCGGCGGTACGACGCCTTCCAGGCCGCCTTCACAGGTGCTGTGGTGACGCCACGACCCAACCCATCAGCGAGGGCCATGCGTGTAGCCATGGAGCGCTCGGCTGAGACAGCGAGGCGAATGTGAACATCGTCCATGGCTCCACTGGTTGCCCAGTCGTGGAAGCCGTCGGTTGCCGAGAGTGTGACCATTTCAGTCTGAGCGCCGGTGTACTGGTCAGTGGAAATACCCCAGTGGTGGTAGGTCACTGGTGCGTTGAGTCGCTCAAGACCCAACCATGCGTCAAGGTCAACGACCACTGCGTCTCCAACGGAGAGTGCGGTCATGTGGTGTACTGCTCGTGCTGTATGGAAGTCGGTGTTCGCCATGGTTAATCGTAGGCGCCGCTCCTATATTAACCCACCGCTCAAAGTGTATGGAGTATTTCCGCACGAACGAGTGCTATTTCCTCGGCCGTACTCGGCCGGTATTCACCCTCAGGGTCAAACGGGGAAACACAAAAACCGCCGCACCCAAAGCAGGCGTAGTGGCCAATGGTGGTTTGGACTCTACCCGTCCATTCTGTTCTTGGGGGAATGCGAGAAGTACCGTTGGTCTTGACTTTGTAGGTCCGACCGTTGGTCTTGCAGGTGTAGGGAGGGCAAGAGGTTCGGCGCTTCATGCTTCTACCTCTTGAAACGGTCCGTTGCATTCTACGAGGTAGGCGTAGTAGTAGCCCCAGCCTCCCCTCATTATGTTGAAGTATTGGCCCCACCACGAAGCGGCGTCTCTAATCGTGAATTGAATGAATCCCTTGCCGTTGGCTCGTTCAAGGAACTCCTGGGCGTGGGCTTCAATGGCGGTCTTCATGTAGTCGGGTAGGGGGGCTATCATGTTCTACCCTGTGAAGACCCACCTATATTAAAGTGTCGCCTATTCATTCCAGCGAAGTTCAACAGTCAGGTCCATTCGGTAGCCCATGCAATCCCCGTCCTGGCGGTCAAAGCCGTGAACTCGGTCTATGCTATTGATGGCCTTAGCCTCGTCAGAACGAGCCAGCCTGCACCACCGGTAGTCTGTGTTCCCGTTGACTCCGTTCGTGGTCAGAGAACGGTCGTTCAGCACGGTCGTCAGCGCTCTATACAGAGTCCACACACCCACACGGGTGGGGTAAAACAGGGTCACTGCGAAGAACTGTGAGACGATTTTAGGAACGGCGTCGGTTCCATCATCCAGGTGAGCCGTAGCGACTTCGCCGTATTCTTGGACGATGGCGATTTGGTAGGTCTTCTGTTTCTTGGGTTCCAGCCAGCCGTTGTTGACGACAACCGTCCAAGACCCGACCGGAGGGGTATTGTCTTCAATAAGTCCCTTCAACAATGTGTGGGGGTCAACAAGAGGAGGTTGGCCGCCGGTCATGGTTAAGCACCACCGTTCCCGAATACGGCAACGGCTGTGAACGAGTCACGCTTGACACGGTCAAGCATCTCACGATATTCAGCCTCAGTGGAGGCCAGTAGCGGCCGCCACATCTCCTTGATTCGTTCAGAGCAGTTCTCGTCGTTGAGAGCGGCCCTTGCGGCCTGTCGTATAACCAACATGATGGTCGCCATTTTGGCTTCAATCGGGGGGGCTGTGCGACCTGCCTCGTAGGTCACTTTGAACAATTGTAGAGCCGTCAAGCCCGCTGGACCGTGGAGCCGTATGATACCGGATTCAGGGTCGTCAAGCCACCAGTCAGAGTCGCCTCGGGTTCGTCCTTCTACCAGGGCCACCGTGGAGCCGTCGGACTTGGTCTCCTCAAGCGAGGTGACAGAGACGACTGGGCGCTGGCGCAGTACAAGGTGAGTGAGTCGGTCGGTAGAATCGTGGTACTCAACAACGGTTTCAGTCCCAGCCAATTGCCTTCCAGCGTACATGTCAACCAAGCGCGAAGCGTTGGTTATCATGGTGCCGATTTCAGAGTCGGTTGGTCCGATACCGTCACTGAAATTGATGCCTGCGTAGGTCTCAACCTCAGTGAGGGTAGCGTAGTCAATAGCCGTCATTCGTTAAGCCCTCCATGGAGTGTGCCCGCCCAGCGAGCGTTCCAGTGGGAGCCAGCCGAGCGAGTCAGCCTCAGACCGTTGCGATTCCAGTAAGGAGACAGATTGCCTCTGGGTAGCGAACACCGAAGGCCATGTCTTGCTTAGGGATGAGCACGAATCGGTCCTTGGTTGGCTCGTCGTGGAACCCGATGCTGAATCGGCGCTCGGCGACTGTTGGGTTGCCGATGAGCGGGGAGCGAATGTGTGTCAGGATGGCCACGGTCTTGTCAACAGTGGTTGCGTCGTAGACACCGGTTGCGTTCAGGTTGGTTGCGATTGCACCAGTACCGAAGACACGGATTCCGTAGATTTTTCCGATTTCACCAGAGAGGATGGTAGCGGCAGGGCCGTACTTGTCCACGGTTTGGAGTTCGGTCAATCCGAGCAATTGAACCTCAAGGTTGCGAGGAACGATGAGAGCAAGGTCGTCACGGTTGTCAGAGTAGACACCGAGGCTTGCGATTGCTGTTCGGAGGTGGGACAGAGCGAAGGTTCCGCCGACTGCGACTGGTGTAGCCGAAGCGGACTTGCGTAGTCCATCAAAGAGGAGCAAGTAGTCGTTTGCGGTTCCTGAGACACCGGTTGGGTTGTTGACAGCGTCGTACTCACCGTTGACATTGTCACGGTAGCCAGGGGTACCAGTGGTGGTTGTGTCACCGTTGATGAGAAGGGATTGCTCGTTGTAAGCAAGGCGGGAAGCAATGTCGTCACGGAGGACAGACATGAGGCCTTCAACACCGTAGGCAACGAGGTAGTTACCGATTGGAATGTTAGCAATCATGGTCTTGAGTTCCAGAGTGATTTCATCTGTTGCGTGTCGGGATTCAGAAGCGGCTGTTCCAGCATCAGTCATTGAGAGCGTCTGTTGGTGGAAGTCCACGGAGCCGCTCAATTTCGGCACATTGACCTTTCGGCGAGACATGGGCATAGCAGGGAACAGACTTCGCATGAAGTTCCGTTCATAGACGATGCCGATGATTTCGTCTGCGGTTTCGGTCGGTAGCATGGTGGCGCCAGTTCCTGAGGCGGCACCTGCAAGTGCATTCTTAACTCGTTCTGTGAGTTCGGTGAAGTCCATTTCTTGGCTCATGTTTTATCTCTCCTGTTCTTGTGGGTATTAACCATTTCCCTTCATTCAAGCATTTTACCTGCAAGTCGGCCTTCAAGCCACGAGCCGAGGGAAGCCATTCCTTTGGAGACTTCCGGCTGTGGGTCGTGCTTGGTAGGACCGGACTTCTCAGTCACAGTCTTGGTTGTCGGGGAAAGGGACTTTGGCTTGGCGGAAGGTGCGCTTGGCGCAGGCATTCCGATTTCAGCCATTTTCTCGCCGAGTCGGCGGGAGACCTCTGCTTCAATTTGGGCCTCAGCCTCAGCGGCGGCCTTGGATTCAGTCAGGGATGCAATGGTAGCGTCACGCTCGGCGAGCAAGGTCTTGAGTGATTCAGTCTCGTCCAGGCGAGCCACGAGGTCCTTGAGACCCGTCTCAACCGATGTGAGGGCACTGACGACCTCGGAGAGGACTTCAACGCCAGTGGTTGTTTCCTCAGAGAGTTCAACGAGTTCTTCGGCGAGTTCTTCGTCCACTGGTTCCTCAGCGGATTCCTCAGCGGATTCCTCAACGACTTCCTCAGGGAGTTCTTCTTCAAGAACTTCCTCAGCCTCTTCCTCAGCGACTTCTTCGGTCTCTTCGGATTTGACTTCAACGACTTCGGTCGTCTTGAGTTCTTCTTCGGGTGCTGAAAGTTCAACGACTTCCTCTGTGACTTCTTCGGTGACTGCGATTTCTTGGTCGGTCATGCCCTGTTGGCTATCATCATGGCCTTTAACGGTATCGCCGTCAATAGGCTCGCCGATTCGCTCTTGTAGTTCAGCCAATTTTGCTTCCAGTCCGGCGATAGTGTCGGTCAATTCAACGAGAATGTCAGCATCAAACGAAAGTTCAGTCTCCTCGCTCGGAGGGTCTGGTTCATCGTACATCTCGCTCTTCCCGAACTCAACAATGATTG